CTAATAAGGAGTCAATAATGGCTAAAAAAGAAAATCAAATGCCTAAACTTGTCCTTAATGATGTTGAATACGATGTCAATAAGGATTTAAATGATGAACAAAAGCAAATGTACTTACACTTGCAAAACATAGAGGATAAGATAAATTCTAATAACTTTATTCAACAGCAACTTGCTGTAAGTAAAGATGGGTTTATTAGGTTACTAGAAGAATCACTTGCAAAAGGACAAGCAGAGGAAGAATGATTATCAGATGTGCCTATGATCATGATGTAGTAATCCACTTTAATAATAAAAAAGGGATGACTAAAAAAGTGAAGTTGGCTGATGGAACTTTTACTACATTAACATATCCAGGAAGTAAAAACTACTTTCTTAGAAATGGTGAGAACATTATTAAAAAAAGTGACTCATTTAAAACCATTGAAGAAGCATATGTGAAGGAGTGTGCAAATTTAAAAGACTCTGATGGTCATGGTCGCATTGATATTGTTAAGCATAAAATAGTAGATCACAAGGTGGTTGAAAGATGAAAAGCCCTTTATCAAAACTTGTATCTTGGCAATTGAAAACAGGGCAACTTGATGGATGGACTTCTTACCACATTGCCGCTGGTGCATTTCTATGTAAAGTATTCCAATGGTGGGGTTGGTCTGATTTTTGGTGTGTGATGGGTGTGTTTATTATTGGTGTATTATGGGAAGTTTTTGAATACTATATAGAAAATTGGAAGCCTTATGGAAGTAAAAGAAGATGGGTATATAATACCATTGCAGATATTATTGTTGAAACAAGCATGGCATGGTGGATGATTATATGAATATTGAATATGAAGTAGATTATGAAATTAGTACAAGTTATGATATTTCTGTTGTTTACACTTTCATCCCTTAATTGTTCTAGGGGTTGGAGTGTTGGGGGTTGGGAAATAACACCAACAGATACAAATACAGTTTTTATAGAAATAATGGATAAGGATTCTATAATGCACTATTATCATCATAGATTGTACCCAACTCAAAATTGGTGCTGGATTCATAATCAGTTTGAGGATGTTGTAAAAGTTGAAAACTAAAACATTGAATGATGAGTTGCAAATTCACATATCAGTTAAGTGGATGGTACAAATACTTATTATGGTGTTTACACTTACAGGAGCATGGTTT